ATATTATTTATACCAGTATTATTATATTTAATATCATTATTTCCATCTTTTAAATGTAAAGTTACTGTAAAAATATTATCATTATCTTCTATGATAATATATTCTTCAGGATTTCTAGAGTATTCTAACTCACTAGAATTTTCTATCTCATTATGATAAGGTACAAATGCCATTTTATTAATTAAATTTATTTATCTTTAAATGAATGACCATGTTATATTATCACTCTTTAAAACATATACACTATTTGAATTTTCATTTTTAGTTGAATCTTCATTAGTTTTTTCTTTATATAATGAATTATATCTTATAATTGAATATTTTTCATTTTTCTGTTTATTATGATCTTCAGCATTTGAAATTATAAAGTTTATTGATGTTACTAATGATTGTCCTTTTGTTGAATTTCTAAAATTCTTTGCTGATAATTTTACAATAAATTTCATAAGTTCTCCATTTGTTGAAGGATATACTGTTTTAGGATTTAATGCTTCTTCTCTTGTATATATTTTTTTAGTATTATAATTAACTTCTACAATATCAACATTTGGGAATTCATTTGTTCCTTCTTCAAAATGTATATTCATTATAAAATCACATGTTGTTATTATATTAAACTCTATAGATACATATTGAGTTTCCATATTAATAACTTCTTCATCCTTTTTAGGTTTACTAAGTTCAGTTACAGATTTTTCATTGATACTAAATAACTGAATATTTTTATCTCTTAATAAAACATTACCAGATTTTAAGTATTCATTTAAACTTTTATATTCATTTACATAACTGATATATTCATTTTTATAATTTAATATTGATGATTTAATATCATCATAATCTTTCATTGAAATTTTATTATCTTTTATTGATATTGTATTTATATCAATTTTTGATAAACCATATGATGATGGTGTTGCAATATTTAAATTATTTTCATTTACAGTTATTTGCTTTTTATCATTGAATATTATTGTATTGTTATCAGGTTTTGCTATTCCTTGATTTTTAGAAGTACCAAGATTTAGGTTTTTAGTAACAACTGAAATAATACCATCTTTAATATCAATTGTATTATTATCTCCTTTAATAAATCCAAAAGTTTCATTATTTGCTTTATCAAATGATTCAATATTTACTAAAATTTTACCATTTTCAGTAATTATTGTATTACCATCACCAATAGCAATACCATATGTTGATGTTGAATTATTTGAATATTTCAATGATTGAGTATTTACATATATTGTATCTTCATCATTTCTTATTGTTTCATTATCAATACTTGAAATACCAAAATTTTTATATGAAGAATTAGGTATTATTAATTCATTCAATTCAATTTTATTATTTTCATAAGAGAATGATTCTCCTAAATGATTGTTAATATTAAATTTTAATTGATTATTTTCAGATATAATTGTATCATTGTCTATATATAATGAAAGATAATCTCCTTGTTGTGAATAATATAAACCATTTCCTTGAGATATATTATAAGTAAGTCTTACTGGTGTACCATTATTATCAGTTATAAACAATGAATAAGTTCCTGTATCATCTCCATCTTCATTTACATTAGAAGAAATAATGATTGTGTTTCTAGAGAGATTAGCTCCAGAAGCAACATTATAAGAATATGTATTAGCTATACCAATGTTTATTTGTTTACCATAAGTATTATGTATATATCCTAATTGTGACATTATTTATTAAAGAGATTTTTTTAATTCATTAAATGTTGTTTTTAATAAAGTATCATTTTGATACTGTAATATTGGTGTTTCTTGATAATTATCTGTTATATTACCAGTACTCATTGAATTATTACCAGTATTAATATCTGAATCATTATTCTGTATATTTGTCTTAGATTCTGAATCAGTTGTATTATTTACGTCATTATCAGTAAATATATTTAAATTAGTATTGAATGAACTTATTAATTGTTTATTTTCAACTTCTGTGCTTTCATCTATACGAGGATAATTTGAACAAATCTTATATTGGATTTCAATATTTTTTTGATTTGTTGTTGGATCAGTCATATCTATTTTATTTACTTGAATTTGATAATTATTATCTAATTCTATTGAACAGTTTATAACTTGTCCTAAGTAAATGATATTAAAATATTGCTGCCATGCAACTTTGTCTATAATTTCTTGTACAAGTATCATACTTTCATTAAAGTTTGACAATACATATCTTGCTGTCATAGACATTTCAATTGGCATTCTTCTCATTTGTCCATTATAACCTTTTATTTCATTGCCATCACGGCGTTCATAAACACCTCTAACATAAGGAGCTGAAAGTTCTTCTGTAGGTATATTTATATCACCTATTTCTATAACACATCTTGGCATTTTCATATACATTTGATCTTCACCAGAAGTTTCAGTCATAGAGAATGAATAACCATTTGATTCAACATAAAGATATGATGAACCAGTATTAAATATAAAATGATTTATAGGTTTATTATATAAAACAATATTAGATGTCAACCATGAAAGAGTACCTTTTACTAAAATACTGAAAAATCTTTCATCTCTATTATATAAGTCATCAAATTTTTCAATATTCCATGGTCTCAACCATTTATGTTCATCATTGCCTTGTACTATATTATTCATTTAAAATAAAACATATATTATAGTTAAAAATAATTTTTACTATATAATTTTTTATTATAAAAACTATATTTTTAAATATAAAAGTATAATATTTTTTAATCATGAAATATATATCTATAAATACAATTGGAGAATTTCCAGAAGATTTTTTATTTGCTAAAGTTGATATAGAAAGAAAACTTTTAGAAGATAATGAAATTAGTAGCAGAATGCGTATTGATGAATTCATAGTATATCTTAATATACAAAAGACAATATATATGAAAGGACAAAAAAGTATTGCTTTCAGATATATTCAAGGACTTGATGACAGTTATGTATTTTATAATTTCTTAGATAAAGAAGATCAAGAATTATTTGAAAGTTTTAAGAATAAAGTTGAAAAATTAAAATTTAATTTTTCTTCTCTAAAACCAATCGATAATGCAGATATGTTGACAGAAGGTTTTATAGATAATGAATTTATTATGCTAGACTTTAAACTATATAAATAGTCCTGGTTTAAATCAAAAATTTTAAACGATATATTTGTTATAAGTTTCCTTAAAATGTCCCAAAACTAAAAAGAAGTATCAAAGAAACGATTTCTTTAATACTTCTTTTATTCATTTATTTCAATTATTAATAAACTTCAATAATTCCAGGAACTGTGATTGACTTAATTTCCCAATCTCTTGTTTCACCTTCCATCATTTGTTTTACTTTTGATTCAACATCTTTTACACTGAAAGCATCAACAAGATGTTTTTCTTTATTTCTTTTAATTTTACCTTTCTCGTCTTCTTCTACAGTTTCTACCTGTACTAACCAATATTTATCTTTAGGACTCATATCAAATTTAAATATATTTATATTTTAATATAGAAATAATGGTTGAGAATATTCTCAACCATTTAATTGTGTAACCAATAATCGTAAAAATTATCATATTTAACTTTGCATAATTCTGTAAGTTTCTTGAATATTCTTTCTCTTACGATTGAATCATCCGCACAAGTTTCTTTTTCAAATTTATCAAGATCATTAAAAAATTGAGCAAGTACTTCTGCAAATGTCATTGTTGGAAGTTCATTTCCAAGAGAATCAGTTTTATATTCATTTTTATACCATTCTCTAAGTTCTTGATCCATTCCATCATTTTTAATGAATTCTTGATAATTTGTTTTAGAAATTGTCTTAGATTCTGTTAAATATTGAGTAATATTTTTCATAATTATTCTTCTTCCTTTTTATCTTCCTTTTTGTCATCTTTTTTGTCCTCTTCAGATGCTTCATCATCTTCTTGAGAATCATCTACAAATTCTCTCCAATCATTAAGAGTACTTTCAAGTTTATGACACTTCTGAGCATATTGTTCATCACTTGCTCTCTTTTGATCTTTACCTCTTAATTGGATATAATCCTGAAGAAGTTCAAATACACCTTCAGCACTTTCAACATTATCCTTAGATAATGTTACAGTTACTTTAGAATCTTCTACTTCTACATTTACACCATCTTTATCAGCAATTTCTTGAAGAGATTTGATTGTTTCTTCAGCTCCTTCAAAATCTGTAAAGTTGAATGTTAATTTTTTTGAAGAAGCTACTTTTTCTTCACTTGCTTCTTTAATAAATTGTAATAAACTTTTCATTTTAAATATATATGAATTTATTTAATCATTCTGTTTATATTTTTATATTTTATCTTTTAAAAAATCATATATTTTTGTAAGTTCATCTTTAGTAAATAATTCATATAAATCATTTAATACATTACTTTCAGCTGCATTATCTTCATATGAATATCTTATACTATCTCTAGAATACCAAATATAGTCTATGACATCTCCATTTTCATCTTTAAATTCATATCCTAAAGCATCATGTAAATCAAGTTCTTCACCATATTCTTTAAGTAAATCAATTACTGTTTCGTCTATATCTTTTTCTTTAAGTGTATCTTTATTAAGATGAAGTTTTTCTATTATATATGAATTTATATTAATCATAATTCTGTTTATGTTTATCTTTTCTTGAATAATTTTTCTTTGATTTATGAAGGCCTCCCATTCTTACTGGTTTACCATGATTAGAAATTTCTTCATCTCTTGAAGCCTTTCTATTTGCTTTCATAAAATCTTTTTCAGTAATTTTACCACAAGATATTTTACTCTTTTTACAAGATTCAAAATATCCTTGTTCTTCATTTTCCATGAAGTCATCAAGATATGTAGCTAAATTTTTCATAAGCATTAAAATTGTAATTTTGGAAGTAAATCACCAAATTGACCGCCATATATTTTTATTTTATTTATATTAGCATCAATTTCTTCATTAAATATCCAGTTTAATATTTTAATATAGTTATTTATTATATTATAATTACATTCATTTTCATTAAATGAAACAGGAGATGGACAATCACATCTTAATGAAGTTGTTTTTAAGAACATTAATGTATGTTGTAATTTAATAAATTCATCAAAGAATGTTTTTAAATGTTCAATTAATACATCATTAGGAATCCAATCATCTTCTGATTTACGTATTCTAAACCAATCTTCATAAAATTTTGTATCAGATAACATTGTTTTCAACCATTTCAACATTGCTTCTCCATATAAATCATAACAAGACTTACTTATTTCTGTTGAACCTGAAATTGAATCATTACAATTACATCCAACTTTTGTTAAATTTTCATTAACTGTATAACCTGAATTCAATATAATTGAAAGTGCATCACTACCACTGTCAGATTTAAAATTCTTGAAATAGTTTAATACTAAGTTATATATCTGATTTTGTTGTGTAATTAATACATCTTCTGGAATTCTTGTATATTCAAGTATCAATGAGCAAAATGAAGAATAAAAATTATTAAGAGTATCTTCATCATATTCATTATTTAATAAATTGTTTTTCTCATTAAAATACTCAATATTATTATAATCTTCATAAATTTCTCCAGTCAATGGTTTCCAATATTGTGTCTGTATTTGTCCAAAATTATCAAGATAATTAGGAAGACGTGCACCAAAATCTGGAACTTCAATCTGATCTGTAAGAGCAAGATAGTTATATAAAGTATAATTTGTAAAATAATCCATTCCAGCGAAGAAACCATCAATACCTCTTACCCATATTTTATTATTCATTAATGACTGAGCAACGAATGATTGAAATAATCCTTCTTCATCATTTACAAATTTATCTGTTATATCAATATATATTCTTGGAATATCAAGAAGTTCACCTTCTGAAGTATTTTCAAGTTGAAGACCCCAGTTATCTTCTTTTAAAATAAGATAAGGAGCACCAAATGAAGTTTCTTGTAATATATAGTTTTCAGAAAAATATTGTATACCAAATACATTAAAATTAATAAAGAATCTTCCTCTTACTCTTTCTGGAAGTTCTTCATTATTTGTAGCTTGAATTATAGTTGGCTGTAAGTAATTAAAAAACTTATTCATTATTTATCTTTATATTAGTTATATAAAAATAAAAAAAAAGTTGTAATATTAATTACAACTTTAATTACCTTCATCTTCATTAGGTTCAGAAATATGATCAATATGATCAAAAACATCATATAAATCAAAAGCATGCTCTTGAAGATATTGTGCCATTGCATCATATATTGTTTTTTGATTCCATGTAAATCCAATCATTAATGCATTAAATGCTTCAAGTAAATCATCAGCAGTTACATCTTCATATGGCATCTCCCAATTCATTTTTCTATCAGACTGTTCAAGTGTTAATCTTGTAAATTTTTCCATATTATTGTTTCATATAAAATTGTTCACCAAAAATTTCATCAAAAATTTCCATATGATGTTTATCAATTATATCATCGACAAATCCAATAACTTTTGAATTATAATCATTATAAAGTTCAGTAACAATAAGTGATGATATTACAGTTGGATCATTATAAGATAAATGATAAACTCTATTAGCTTCATTTGTAATAATTTGTTTTAATAATTTAAAATAAATATCTTTAGGAGTAAATCCATAAGTTTCTATTTTTTGAACTTCAAAATCTTCAGAAACAATATCAACATTTAAATAATTATTGGATTTAAATAATAAGTTTACTTGATCCCAAGTTAGATTATCAATAAATAACTTAAATGAATATTCTTTTTTAGATACTATTTCTCTAGGCATACTAATTTGTTCAAGTTGTTGAGGTGTTAATTGAGCTTTCATTTGATTTATAATATCAACATAAGCATTCATTTTTTCAACCCAACCTCTTTTTACTTCTTCTAAAGTTGAATCTTCTTCTTGTTTAACATCTTCTTCACGAGCTTTTTGTTCTTCTATAATGTTAATTTTATTGTCTTTATCTTCTTCAATATATTTTTCTTTATAACATTCATCTGAAGAATTTTTATCATCGCAATTGTTTTGATCAGATATAAAATCAAATGAAATATTAGAAAATACTTTTTCAATTGCTTTTGAAACTGCAGCATTTATTTTTTCATCTAACTTTTCTGTTATTAACTTTTCTAAGTTTATATGTAAAGTTGCCATTATTTTATTACTTGTATATATTTATTTCTATTAAAATTAAAATCTAAATAAAATAAAACTCCTACTGGTAATCCATCATTTGATTTTATTTGTGGTAAATAAAATTTATTTAATAATTCATACCAACATTTTGTCCAATCTTTAACCACATTTATCATAATCAGTTTTATTATCTCTATTTTTTCCAATATGATAACCATCACAGAAAAGACACTTATAAGTACTAAAATGAGTACCATGTTTTTCACTCATCTTCTGTGCAGACTTAAGTGCAGTTTCTAAATGATTATAAGTTATCTTAGGTTTACCAGTATGCTGATTAATATGACTATTTATACTGAATGCACCCCATGCATTTCTAGTGATAAAGAAATTTTTAAACCAAGTTTTTCTTTTAAACTGGTCTTTAAGCCATATCTTTAAATTTTTCCATTTTATTCTATGCTTATCTTCACTCATATTGCATTTATACTTTTTATTTCAAAATCTGTTATAACTCCATCTTCATTTTTATTACCATATCCAGAAACACCAAAATTAATCATACCATAATTTAATGCTTCTTGATATATCTTTCCTTGAGGAGTATCTAACAATTCTATATCAGCAAATACTTTACCATTATCAGTTCTATCAATATGCTCAACAGTACCAATAATATCTTTTAAATCAGTAGAATCACTATTACATGAAACAAATTTATTACCATTTTTTATGTATTCATCAATAGCATTTTCTAAAACTCCTTCACCATATTTATTTACACTATAGTTAGGATCAAATAATTTTACATTAATCTTCATAATATTAACTTAATAAAAATTCATTATTCCATTCTATTTGTCTTCTATCTCTAACTTTTTCATAAAAATATATTTCATCATATTGTGGATATAATTGATGAAGATATTCTTTTAATTGACTAATTTTTTTATAAGGAGTTTCTATAAATTTTTTAGTATCTAAATCTTTATATGAAATTCCATTAAAATTAAATAAAGCTGCTAAAGTATTTACTTCTATATTTATATTATTTTTCATTTTCTTTTTCTTTTATCAACCTATCAATTTCATGTATAAGTTCACTTTCAATTCTTTGTCCAGTATACTTATATACATCTCTTTTCTTTTTCATATTTCTTTGCATTCTCTTAAATGCGTAATCTTTATCATTCTTATAAACATTACCATTAATTGATACAAAGTAATTAGGATCATTCTTGAAATTTTCAAGTTCTTCATTTGTCCAGTTTCTTGGTATATATCTACCTAAAGAATCAGGTCCTTCCATAGGAGGAGTTACAATATTTTCAAATGAGAAATTACATGTCTGTACTTGAGATGGATAAAGTGATGCGAAGTCATCACATACATTCCATTGATATCTTCCAGGAACACAACCGCAGAATGCCCCTTCATATTCTTTCTTATATCTTTCTATACCATCATAATTATATACTACTCTTTTATTATCTTGATAAAATTCATTGAATACATTAGCTGTAGTAAGAGCTACTTGACCAAAAGCCTTTGGAAGAGGTACAAGAGTAATACTTGATACTGAACAAGGTGATTCAAGTGATTTTAATCTATAATGGATAAGAAGACCGATAAGACTATCGATTGCATTATAGAAATAATACCATTCAATGTCCTTTTCATACAAATCATTTAAGGTTCCATTATATTTAATCTTATTAGCCTTTACAGCATGTTCACCAACCCAATCCAATGAATAGCTTTCATAAGGAATAAGTGTATAGTCATACTGTTTTACAATTTCCATATAATCAAGCCAAATAGTATGACATGGTGCTGAAAATTTATATAAGAATTGTCCTTGTTGATTAGTTACTTTAATAGAAGTAAGTTCACCTGTTGGTGATGCTTTTCTAAGAATACTATATGCTTCTTTTTGTCCAAATAAAACTGTAAGACGAGTTACAAGATAAATAAAGTCAAATCCATAACTATTCCATCCAGCAAGACAAGGTACTTTAGGACATATGATAGTAAAGAAATGTTTTAACATATCTCTTTCATCACTAAAATACTGATAAAGAACCTTTGGTTCTTTTTTCATTCGTGCTTTAGCGAATTCATTGTTATTTATCCAATCAAGATATCTTGATCTCAATAATCCAATTTGTTCTTCTGATAATTTTTTAAGACCATATACAATACATGACATATCTGGACCAACTAATGAAATGGAGGTCACTTGGTGTAATGCTTTTTGTGGATCAGGAAAACTAGTTGGATCAAACTTAGTTTCAATATCGAAAAAATATAACTTAGGGAAGTATTGAGCATGCATTGTTTTGTTCAATTCTTCTGGAAGTTCATACATGAATTCTAGTATATCGAATTCATTAGGTGTATAATTTGTAGTATCTTTATATACTTTTCTTGCTTTTTTATTATCCCATGTATCTACATCACCATTTTCATCATATTCATATGTTTTAAAATGATGAAAATATTTCTGATAAAATTGTCTATTACCTTCTTTATCAATGTAAGAAATAACTAATTTTTGTTCGTTTTTGTTCCATGTTCTATCTAATATCATTTTCAAATTTATAAGTTGTATTTGTAATATTAAAATAGAAAAACATAGACAATATATTCAAAAAACAAGAGGATGAAGAATTATCTTCATCCTCTGTAGAAAGTATTCGCTAAAGTAACCAATTCCTAAAACCTCTTATCCAGCGTCCAGTCTCTCCAATCTTCAAAAAACAGGGACATTCAGGTTATATGTCTTCGCTTTCACTTTAATTAATCTGCAGAAGTGCATTCCGAAGATGCTTTCATCCAACTTAACTCAATATTACTCTGTTTAAAAACAGTATTGGCGTTTAGGAACTTCTGATTAATGATTAATCTTGATTAGTTTGGGCTTATATTTTAACTGGGTATTATTAATCTCCAATTTTCAAGTCCTTCTTCTATCAATTCAGTTAAAGGCGGTTAAACTAACGAAGGTGCCGTTGTACATTTTCGGATAATTTTCATATTTCTAAATCGACTGAAAGAATTTCCCCTGGTTTATAAAAAGTAAAATAACAAGTAAACCATAAAAACCAAAAAGAGTATCAAAATAATAAATTGGGTACTAAAAAATCAATCTCAAAAGATAGAAAGGTTTTCCGATGGTAGTTAAGCTTATGGCCACAACTTCACCAAACTTAAATTTCTTTTACTTCTGAATTTCTTCAATCATTGTATAAATCTTTTCAGGAGTTTCATTTACATTAAACTCTTTAACATCACAAGTGTTTTCCAAATAAATAACACTTACAATTCGTTCATTTACTTCATCAGTATCAATAAGAGCGATATGCTTAATATTAATAACAACAACTGTGTTATTTTCTGCATTGTGAAGTCTGATAAATCTTTCTTTATTCATATTTATTAGTTTAAAAAATCATCTAATTTATTATAGAAACTTTTTGTTAAATTTCACAAATTTTTATCTTTTTTTCAATCTAACAAAATTCAACATCATTGAATATGCTTGTAAGCCTTCTTCATATTTGATATGATATTTCTTACAATCATTCTTATCAAGAGTCCTATTGTTATTAACTCCTTCCAGCTGTTTGAGAATAAGAATATTCATTGGCTTACTTTTGATAGACCAAATTACTTTCTTAACTTCAAACTTCTTTATAAGACGTTTAGAACCATCTTTAATCTTTCCTTTAAGAACAACAATATCACCAATCTTATATTTAATATTTACAGCATCTTTAGCAGTATTCTTTGATATTTTTTTGTTCTTTATCATATTTGCTTTGTCAATGCCCTGTTTTACTTCAATAGGGACATTATCAAAGATCTCTTCAGTTATATTTCCATTTTTATTAATAGAAATAACTGTCTTTCCATCTTCTGTATCTTTATAAGAAATATTTGCATCTAATGATAATGCCTTTTTCATATTAAATATGACTCTATCATTATCTACAGTAATTAATGCTTTCATTTCTTTAATATTATTTGTAATACTTTTTTTAACGTTTGGTGGAGTATTATTTGTAGTAATTTTTTTAATATTTAGGGGAGTTGGACCTCCCCCACCATCCCAACTCATCATAATTACTTACCATTAGTAGTAATAGCATCCTGAAGCTGAACAGCCATAGTATGCAGTTCCTTTTCGATAAGTTCCCTCTGATGAGCACCATCTGCATGAATTCTCTCAACTTCCTTGATAGTTGCGATAAGTTCATTAGTGGTAGTCTTAAGTGTCTCAAGAGAGATAACAGACTCTTCGTTGGCCTTAGCGACAGCAACAGAGTTAGTATGCAAGTTCTTAGCATTTTCAGCAAGAATCTTATTAGTTGTTTCAGTCAACATCTGCTGAGCCTCAACATTCTTCTTCTGGTTATTCATGATAACCGCAATGGAAAGTTGATTCTTCCAAAGAGGAATTACATTAGTAACAATGTTATTACTCTTTTCGGCGATAGCAAGGTTATTACCCTGAGTTGCACGAATCTGAAGGAGATTCTGCTGAAGAACAGCCTCAGTTACCTGCATATCAGCGATACGCTTCTGAAGAGAACCAATGAAATCCTGCATCTCAGAAATTTCATAATTCTCATATTCACTGATATGCTCCTGCATATCCTTATACTTTTTTTCTGACTCTTCAAGGAGAACCTTAGCACCAAGAATAAGTTCACGCAGACGGTCAATGTAAGTTACATTGTTATCGAAAATTTCCTGAAGAGTAGAGTTATCAGTCAAAGCAACAAGCTTTGCATCACCCATCTTTTCAGCGATAGCATTTACGTTCTGAGCAATGTCATTGTACTTAATCTTTACATTCTCAATTGTGGTGACAAACTTCCTAACAACAGGAAGCTTCCTAAGGAAATTCTTCCAAGTAGTATCAGTATTAATCTCATCAATGTTAATCATGTTAAGCTGAGCAAGCAAGTCAGTGGTAAGTTGAACAATCTCACCGCCATCACCAGCCTTGACTGACTTTAGGAACCTCTCACCATTCTCAGCAACTACAGAATTAAGCTCGGAACCATATTCATGAACCGTAGTAAGGTTATGAACATCGACCTTTTCAGTGAGTGCAAGGTACTTGGAACGTTCTTCTGGTGTGAGAGCTGCAAGACGCTTCTCATAATCGTAACCTGCTACAGTTGCACTCTGAGCCACAGTAATGTTTTTTGTAATAGTATTTGCCATGTTTTTAAAAAATTAAATATTAACGATATTTTTAATATATTTATTAAATTGTTCTTTATTGATAGAAATCCAGGTATAATGAGAATTCTTAAGATATATTACATATATATCTTCTTCAAGCTTTGTTTTATCTCTTGGATCAATGTTTGTTTTGATAATAGAATCGATATTATCTTTATTTACAAAAAAATCGTCTCTAATCTGTACTATTTCTTGATTTTTATGTTTTTTCATATAACTAAAATTAAATTCAAAGTTAATATAGTAAATAAAACAAATAATTCAAATATTTTTTCAAAAATATCAAAAATATTTATTAAAAAATTATTTTTATCTATAAGATAGTATTTATAATTATTATAGTAATATGGTATTCGGTAATTTAAATAATGTTCTAGAAAATGAACAAAATATAATGGAAGCTGTTGAATCTAATATCTTAACACAACAAATGTTAAGTAATCAAACAGTTAAAAAACAAAGTAGAATTTCTAAAATACTTTATTCATTATCTCATTATGGAATGAATTATTCTGATGATATAATGAAGAATATGAGAGCTATTCCAGCTGATAAACAACTTCAACCTCAAGATGACTTGTTATTAAACCAGTCAATCTATGGTGGTATGATGAATAACTGGAAACAAAAAGGTGAAGAAGATAAGGATTTTAGAGAGAAAACTCTTGAACAAAAGAGAGTAATTCTTAGAAAAATGGCTGCTCAACCTGAACTCGAAGATATTCTTGATGTTATGTCTAATGAATGTATTGTATATGATGACGACGACGCATATATTGCTCAACCATTTATCGATACTGGTCTTACACAACAATTAACTGAAAAATCAGCTGAAGAACTTAGAAATGCTGTTGATACAGTATTCTATAAAATGTATATGTTCCTTAACTGGAAAAGAAATGCATGGGATGATTTTAAGAGATGGTTAATTGAAGGTATTCTTGCATATGAAATTATTTATGATGACCTTGAAAATCCTCATTCAATTATTGGTATAATAGATCTTGACCCAGTTACTTTAACAAAAGTTGTTAAAAATGGAACAACATATTGGGTACAATTCAAAGGTATTCAAGGTAAAGAAAGATATCTTCTTGATATACAAATTATCTATGTAAAATATGAAGATACAGGTGTAACAGAAAGACAGTCATATCTTGAACGTCTTATTCGTCCATTCAATATTTACCGTATTGTTGAACAAGCACAGATTATTTGGACAGTAACTCAATCTTCATTTAAGACAATGTTTACTATTCCTATAAATGGAATGAATAAAGCAAAGGGTATGCAGACTCTTTCTCAAGCAATGAACAGATATAATGAAGATATATCTTTCAATGTAGATACTGGTGAACTTCAAGTAAATGGTAAAGTAAATATGCCATTTAATAAAGAATATTGGATGCCTGAAAATGAAGCTGGTACTCCACAGATTGAAACAATTGTTGATAATGGTCCACAACTTAATGATAGTGACCAAATTAAATACTTCTTATCAAATCTTTATAAGATGAGTAAAATTCCAGAATCTCATTTTGATAGAGAAGCACAAGCAACTTGGTTTGGTTCTGATCCTACACAACAATTAAGAGATGAAATTAATTTCTCAAGATTTGTAACAAGAATGAGAAGTGCTTTTTCTGAAATTATTCTTAAACCTATAAGAATTCAGATTGCACTTAATATACCAGATATAAAGAATGATAAGAGAATACTTGATTCAATATCTCTTCATTTTAATTCATATAACCAGTTTACAGAGCTTGCTGAAATGGAAGTTATGACTAAGAGAGTTGAATTCATTGGTACAATGAAGGATAGCTTAGTAATAACAAATGATGAAGGTGAAGAAGAACCATTCTTTGATCCAGAATTCTTGATTATTAAGTATCTTAAGATGAGTGAAGCTGATCTTGAACTTAATAAGAAGATGAAAGAAGAAAAGAAGAGAAGAAAGAATGCTGGTGGAGCTGAAGGAGGAGAAGAAGATGAAGAAATGGGAGGAGATGAAGAAACTGGAACAGAAGGAGAAGAAGGTGGTGGAAAAGAAGGTGGTGAAGAAAGTGGAGCTGAAAGTGAAGAAAGTGGAGGAGAAATTGATAGTGAAATGTTAGGTGATGTACAACCAGAATCAAGTGAAACTACACAAGCATAATATAAAATAAATAATATGAAGCATTTAGTAGAATATATTGCTGAAGCAACAAGCGATGTAAAGAAAATTATTGGTGGTTTATTTAAATTTAATAAAGAAACTACTGATGAAGAAATAATTGATACTATACTTAGAGATTTTACAACTAAGTGTGCAAGTATAATTAGAGATACCGCTGCTCCAAATTGCGGACTTACATCATTGTATACATATGATTTATTCTTTCAAAGATATGGTGTACCTAATGGTGGTGATGTAAGTACTGAAAAGATATATTCTGAAATTCCTACAGATAGATGTGCAGCATTATTTACTGAGATGTTTCCAGATTTAAATTATTTCTCTGAAGAAGAGTTTAAGAAAATGTTTGATTCTGGAGAATTTCCAGTAATACAAATTTGGAAAGGATATCATAAAGGAAGAGATGAAATACATGTAACATATTCAATAACTAGATAATGGAACTTAAAGATATAAAAGTATTACCTGGAATAGTAATAGATGTGAATGATCCAAAATATATTGGTAGAATAAAAGCTGATTCCCCTGGTCTTTTTGATTCATCAGTAATGAATAAAGAAGGTCTTCCATGGATATATCCATTTACTATGAATGGATATCAGAGATTTTCTAAATTACGTGTTGGTTCTAAGATATGGATTTTTTGTGATTCAGATTATCATGAATTCTGGTATATTCCAATGTTCCAACTTAATGATGATACTAAAGAAATTATTTCATCTGATGATAATGATTATCAAGAAGGAGAAGTACTTTTAAGTAGGTCATCTGGAGAAAATGGAGTATATGTATATTATAGACCTTCAGAAGGTATTGTAATAAAAAATGGAAATGATACAAATATAGTATTAACTCCAGATAATATAATAAAGATAACATCTGGAAAATCTAGCATAACAGTAAAAGATGGTGGTGTATTTATTGGTGATGAATCAAAAGAAATGCAACCAGCAGTTTTTGGACAAACCCTTGTAAATATGTTAGAACAACTAAAAGGTAATTTTTTATCTCTTCAAGCAGCTGCAACATTTGGTGTATATACAACTCCTCTTGCAAAAGGGTTTGAAGAATGTGTAAATACTCTTGCTAATACACAATCATTATTAACAAATAATACAAAAGTAAATTAATGAGTAATCCAACAAATTATATACGTAAAGAAGGACTTCCAGGAGATTTATTAGGTAATCTTGAAATGGTTACTTTAAATGCTGGATCTAGTTTTTTACGTGGTGAAGCTGCTAATGTATTCTCAAGAGTAGATAATATTATAGATGATAGTATTTTAACAGTAAATACATTAATAGATCCACAATTATATAAAAAAATAACTGTAGATTTAGGACAACATTGTTTAACAATTGCTACACAAGCAGTTACATCTTATTTATCAGATAGATTTGCTGATTTAACAAATCTAAATTCTATAGGAGACAAATTATTAGAATCAGTAGGATATTGGACTACTGAAAAGATAATGAAACCAGGTGATTTATTAAGTAAAATCAAACAAAAGAAAGCTGAAGAGGAAACTAAAAAATTCAGAGATAAAGAACAGGAGAAAAAATTAAATGATATAAAAGATAAGATAACTAATGGATTAGGTCAATGTGTAGAATTTAAAGACAAAGTATTAGGATCTTTAGAATCTGGTATTAGTACAATAACAGCATATGTTCAACAAGGACCAGACTGGGTTATATCACAAGCTAATTCATATACAAATCTTATTGTAAAAAAAGCAAATGGTTTTATTGGTTCATATGCTCTTATGTTAGAAAATGTAAGAGATGCTGCTATTGAATCTCTTGGATGTGCTATTGGAACTGCTGCGGCTGAAGCAATAAATTCTGCTCAGATATTTGTATTGAAAAAATCACAATCACTTATAGAAAAAACTGTTGCAGATGCACAAGTAAAAGTACAAAATGCAATTACAAAAGCAATAATGGTTGTAAGACAATTAACTGGTATAGCAATACCACCAATTTATCCTCCTCTTCCAAAATTGACAGATATTTTATAAAATAAAAGTAATTATATATATGAGTAAAAAGGTAACAATATGTGTATGTGTTTATAATAGGCAATCTGTTATAAAAACATCATTGAATACAGTATTAAATCAGACATATAAAGACTATGATGTTTTAGTATGTGATGGTAAATCATTAGATAAAACAATTGATGTTTTATTTGAATATCAAAACAATAATAAAAATCTTATTGCTTGGCAAACTGAAGAAAGTGGTTATATAAATTCACATAATTTTATTTTAAGTAAAGTTGACAGTGAATATATTTGTTTTATTGATAGTGATGATTTAGTTGATAGCAATAAACTTGAAGAACAAGTAAAATTTTTAGATAATAATCCAGATATAGATGTTGTTTCTACATCAGTAATGTTTTCAGATAAAAGAATTCTTCCTAATACATTTATAGAATTAAATAATGATCAAATTACTGAATATCTTAAAAATGGTAATCCAATATTAAATATTTGCCATTTCCAAAGTTGTATGTTCAGAAGAAAATGTTTAGAAAAATTTACTAATAAAGTTTATTTCTATCCAGAATATGAAAGCGGAATGTGCGGAGAAGGATTTTTATATACACTTCATTTCTTAGGATATAAATTTGCAAATATTATTTCTACTATATATGTATATACAAGAGGTTTATTAAAAAATAGTATGTCAAATACAATTGAACCAAAATTTGCAAGTGCTATCGATTCACTTTCATATGATATGAAAAAAGAATATATAATGGAATTATTTAATACATATAATCCACAAACAAAGAAAAGAGGTCGTCCAAAGAAAACCTCATAATTATAAATACTACTATCAAAAAAAGGTTACTAATTAATTTTAGTAACCTTTTACATTTAATAGTTCATCTACATCTTCTTTTCTAAGAGGAAGTCTTTTAGCAGCAAGACGTTCCATTACATCTTTAGGAATTTGTCCTTTACGACGGTTAATACAAATTTCTAATGGTGTTTCAATATTAACACCAATTATCTTAGCTCCATAATTTTTAAGAGTCTTAAGTAATTCCTTTCTATATTTAGGTACTGAATTTGTATCATCTACAATAAATGACTGTTTCTTCTTAGCAAGTTTAGATATCTGCCAATATTCCTCTGTAGTTACTTGTTTTTCTTGGCCTGCAGTAAGAACAGCCTTTTCATCAGCATCCTTAGTAAAACCAAGTTTTGCACGAATAACATCTCTAGAAACAATAGTCAAATCTGGATGATTCTCCTTAGCCCATGTAGATTTACCAGATCCAGGAAGACCACACATTACAAAAACTACAAATCTAGAACCTTCTAGAATATATCTTTCAATACTTTTCATATTTTTTATTTATTGTTATATATAAAATATAGTAATATTTTTATAAATTTTATGGCTAAAAAAGAATTTGTTTATGAATTTAATCCTGTAAAGGAAACAATTAATGGACAAGCGGCTGAAAGAATTGTATGGACAACAAAGGCATTTAAATTAGCTGTTGATGCTATAAAGAAAGGTTTACCTCTTAAAAGTAATCCTTTTTGTGGAAAGAATGTTCAATTGTTAAAACCAGATTTAGTATATAAAAGAACTCAAGAAGAAGTTGATGACTATAAAAAATGTAAGGAAGATCCTGTTTATTTCGCTTCTAAGTGCTTTCTTATGACACCAGAAGGACTTAGACCATGTGTCTTAAGAGATTATCAGGTTGAATATTTAAGAATGCTCCAGAAGAATAATTTTACAATTATGTTATCATGCCGTCAAGCTGGTAAATCAACAACTACTGCGATATTCTGTCTTTGGGTTATTCTTTTCAATATTGATATGACAGGACTTATTCTTTCAAAATCAGGTCCTGCAGGTATTGACCTTCTTTCAAAACTTAAAGATATGTACCTTAATCTTCCTTATTATCTTAAGGCTGGTACAATGAAATGGAACCAACATGAAATATCTTTTGATAATAACTCATCAATTTCAACTGAAGCTTTCTCACCAACAGCTGGACTTGGTAAAACTATCAACTTCCTTATTCTTGATGAGTTTGCTTGGTGTCCTAAGAATGATGTAGAACTTTTCTATCAGAATATTCTTCCTACTGTAGTAACTCTTCCTAATGCTCATGTTGCTATTATGAGTACACAAAATGGATTTAATCTATTTTATGAATTATATAAAGGAGCTATAGAAAAAAGAAATGGTTATGCTCCATTTAAAGTAGACTGGGATCAAGTACCACAATTTAATAAAGATACTAAGAAATGGGAAAAGAGAACAGAAAAATGGAAAAATGAAATGATTGGTAAATTAGGAAGTAAAGAAGCTTTCTATTATCAATTTGGTACAGAATTTGCTGCATCAGATTTATGTCTTGTTTCAAGAGAATGTCTTGGTGTACTTAGAGATAAATCAATATTATTTGAATCAAGACCAGACTTTGAAATATATATACAGAAAAAAGATTGTTTATATTGGCATCCAAATTTTGATACTGAAGAATTAAAGACTGGTTATTTTGTAATACTTGCTGACCTTGCTGAAGGTGGTGGAGGTGATGCTGATAATACAGTATTTCATATATTACAAATGACTGGTAAAGATAAATTCAAACAAGTTGGTTATTGGAAATGTAATAATCTTGATCTTGAACATGCAGCTCTTGAATATTGGTTATTATGTAATCAATTATTTAATAATGACAGGTGTATATTCTCAATAGAATGGAATACATATGGTGCTCTTTTTTATCAATATATACTTAATTTAAATGAACCAGATTATATGAGAGAATCTTTATGGAGATTTAATATATCTAGTCAAGGATTTGATACAACAAGATTGATACAATATAAAAAAGGACCAGAAGATGAAAATATACCTGGACATAATAATTCTAAGAGAAAAACTATTCCAGGAATTAAATTTACTGCTAATAATAAGAAGACAGCTTGCGCACTTCTTAAAATGGAACTTGAAAAATTCAATATTGAAATTACTGATCTTAGAACTATAGGAGAAATAGAAAACTTTGAAGATAAAAATGGTAATGGTTCTTATCAAGCATCATCAGGTCACGATGATATTGTTATGACTCTTTGTCAGATACCAATGTTAAAAAATACTCCTAAATATAAAGATATTGTTGAAGAAATAGAAACAATGCAATTAATGAATAAATCTAATAATGACAATAATTATCAAGAACTTGAATCAATAAATATATATAATTCTATAAATAATATAATTACTATTTCTGATCCATTTTCTAATAATACAAATGAAATGGATATGTTGGGAAATATGTATATGTCACAAGGTATGGATTTATATTCATTTTAATTTTATTTTTAATCATAGAGTATGAGGTATGGTAAAACAAAACTATATCTTATGAAAATAAAAAATGGCATTACAAAATTTTATTATGAGCGCTGTTAAAAAATCATTCTTTATGAAACTTATATCAAGCAATACTGGTGTAAGTTCTAAGAATTTCTTCCTTGTATGTACTACTATTATAGGTATGATACTTCTTGGTGTACTTATTGCTGGTATGATAGTTGATATTATATACCAACATACTATAACAGTTAGTATGGGAGAAGCTGCTGGATTTATAGGAGCAGTTGCATCATTATTTGCTGCAGCAGGTCTTACAAAGGCTGGAAGTGAATGGAGTGAAAATAAATATATATATAATACATCACATAAGAATACACAAACATGTGAAGGTGATGATGAAGAAGTTCCAATTCCAGATGAAGAAGTAGTTGAAGAATAAAAAAAATCCTCTCAAAAAACTTGAGAGGATTTTTCTTTTTATATATAGAATTACCTATTGTAATTCTTATTGAAGATATGGATAGCGAGTTTGATTACTTCATCTCCAGTCTTATCGGTATTATTCTTTACCCATTCGATGATTCCAGGCATCTTTTCAGCACTAAGCTCAGAAAGCTTACGGCGCTTTTCTTCAGCTTCTGCATCATAAGCATTAGCATAATATTCAGAAGGAATATTGTGTTCTTTCATCCATACATCACTCATGAACTTTTCAAAAGAGTAATCTACATCAAGAACATAACTTCCGAAGCTTGATACAGGATGGACATTCTGGATAGTTGCATTCATAATGATTGCTTTAGCCCAGAAGGTATATTTCTCCATAATATCTTCAGCATCAATGAACTTAAGATACTGAGCATTAGCACGATTGATTGTATTAGTAATAGGGTCCCAGATGACTGCAGTTCTTGAAGTAGATACTCCAAAATCATCATTATGATTTCTAAACATCGGAGTAGCAAACCGATAAGAAGACTCTGTAATATTGATAAGATATCCCTCACCCTTCCACTTCCTACCTTTTTCAATCTTAACTCTCAAGCAATAATCTTCAGCAACATCCTTGTCAAAATGCTTATTAGACAGAGTCTCAAGATTAAGACTCTTCATATGCTCAAGGTATGCTTCCTTATCAATCATACCTTCATCCCAAGCAACTGAGAATGCAATAGGCATCTCGTACAAGTCATAAGAAGGAGCAGCGAAACGAGTACTCCACTCATCATGCTCAAACTTCTTCTCTGCTTCATTCCAATAGGTAAAGTAGCAATCATCATCTTCATAACGACCATGATAATCACGACCTACAAAGAAAATCTTATCAATGCCAACTTCCATCATCTTATTAAGAATACCTGGAATACCAGCATATCCATAAGTCTTATTCTCTTCTTTAGCTTTATTTACATGCTCAAAAAGCGCAGTGAGCTCTTTAGTAGCCTTAGCGATGTACTCAGTGTTGCGGTTGTCTTTGCGTGCAGGGGTGTTGTTGATGGTCTCCATAATGTTCATGTTTGCTGTTTTACACTAATAATATAGAAATAAAAAAGAGAAATTCAAAAGAATTTCTCTTTAAGATGTATAATGAACTTTATATTTCCATTGTACTGGTGTACGATAATCTAAATAAAAATATCCCATACGTTCTGCAAAAAATCTTGCTTGAGATCCTGAAGTAATAGCTCCAAAATGATAAATATAAACAATTTTACTATTAGATGATGTACTTTCTTGTGTCATTGATGTTCTATTATCTGATGAACAAGATATTTCAACTTTATATGTATTTGTCCATACACGGTCTGTAATATAAAAATATACAGATGGTTTTCCTGTTAATATAGCAGTTCCTATCCAATTAGTTCCGCTAGAATATGTATAATCTCCAAGATATAAATATATAGAACTACCACTTCTATACCAATGTGGTATTGATGCAGAAGTAGATGAATTATTTGTTAAAGTATAATTTTCACCAGAACTTTCATCTGCTGATACATTACCACCGAAAAGATCTCCATACCAAGCATCTCCATACCACTGTTCTGCTGAAGAAATAGTTTGATTACTTATACTGATATCATCACCATCACCACCACCAGCACCAATTGTCATTGATGATGAAGTAGATAATATAATATATTCTTTTCCAATACTTCCATTTAATGGTTTCCATAAAGTTCTGTAAAAATCATAACTAGCTGTTAATTCAACATAATTTATAGCTGAATTAAAATCAGATCTTGATAATTTCCATTTATTTGGTTCTCTTGTTGTATACCATCCTTTTAATCCACTAAAACCATTAAATCTATATTTAGATGTATAAGTTGATGATTTCCAATCTAATAAATTTGTACCAGTATAATTTCTCATACCACCAGTTCCAGGACCAAATGCGTATGTATTTGGTAAAGTAAAATATCCGCAAAAATAATATCCAAATGAAGATGAAGATAATGTTGAACTAGTAGATTCTTTTGTATAACTATTATCTGGTATTCTATTTAATCCACTTGATGCTGTCGTTAAAAATAATGTATATGAATCATTATTTGAATATAATGCATAAGTTGATGTATTATTACCAAAATTCAAATTACTATAAGTTGAAGTTGAATAATCAACAGTTGAATTTAATGTTGAAATAGGAAAACTAGTAGTACCTCTAGTTAGTATAATGGCATTATTTCTTAAATATGTATAAGAAGAATTATCAACTATAGTTGGGCCATCATATCTATTTATAGTTACTGGAAATTTTATTTTACTACTATTAATTTTATTTAAGTCACCTAATGTAACATCATAAATTGGTGGCCATACTTGAACTTTTTGTAAACCACAATTATAACCTGGATTTTGATATATAACAGCATATGATGTTTTTCCAGAAAATCCTAATTGTTTAGGAGTATATTTAAAATAATCTGTTTTTATAGATGTTAATGTTATTACTGAACCAGTTAAACTTATATATACACTAGTACTATATATAGATGTACTTGATGCATTATATAATGTTATAATTATTGAACCATTAAATGTAGATGAAAATGAACTAGTAATAGTTAATGGATTTCTTAATGTTATACTAGAATCACTTCTATTAAAATATGTAGAAATTGAATATTTAGTATTAAAATTTAATGTAGTATTACCTGACTTAATATTAAAATCAGATGTTGATACAGATGTTGAACCAGTAATATTTGTAAATGCAAAATAATAATCAACTTGACCAGTACCTGATGCTGGTAAATATTGACCAATAATAAGATTTGTAGATGTTGGTATATTTCTTTGAAATGTATTTGGATCAAAGCTTACATTATTCCATTGTGCATTAGCAGTAGATCCATGTACAATAATATATTTAGTAGATGAATCTATCTGTGTACTATTTGAATCATATATATAAATAGTTGCAGTAACAGTAATATTACCTCTACCAGTTATTTTATTTTGAAATTTAATATAATTAGGACTATATACTGTTATTGTATTTAAATAATTACTACCACTTGTTATAGTAATAGCATTTGAATAATTACTACTAAATGTTGTTTTATATTTACTTAATTGTTTACCAAATCCAATAGCACTTGTTGTATTTAAATCTAAATAAAAATTTGCTGTTGATTGATATGGTATATAACCTGCACTTCCAGAATTATTTTTTAAATATACTGTAGTTATTTTACTATCTTTATATACATTTATTCTTAATCTATATGTATTAGTATCTGAAAATTTAAATTCAAGATAAATATATCCATATGAACTTCCACCTGTATTAGATGAAGAAAATGTAACACTAGATGACATAGTAGAACCAGTAAATGTTCCAATTGTCACCAAATCATATGATAATAATGTAATTTTTGAAATTCCTATACTAGAACCATTCTTTGTTATATTCCAAGTACCACTAAAATACCATCCAGAAGTAGATGTTGTTGATGATCTATATAAATTTAAACTACTACAACTAACTGTATAATTACTATCTGCAAAAGATACATTTGTACTAGTATTAGTACCACTTGTATAAGGCATATTTACTTCTGCCATCTATTCTATCAAAAATTTTTTTATATATAAAAATATTCTTTTATTGAATATCTTCATTAGAATTTTCTAAAAAATTATCATTTCTAGTAGATAAAATTCGATTTTCTATATTAAGTAATAATTGCATTTTTTTCTCTTTAGGCATATTTTTCCAATCATCCCAAGTAACATATTCAGGTATATTGAATTTTTCTCCATTAGACATAATATAATAATGAGGAGCATTATACCACCAATATTCACTATCTGGAACTTCAGAATTATTTATTTTTTTATGTTTTATAGATTTACATATAGAATCTACTACACCTAATATAGTAATAGAAATTATTGTTACTAAAATAATGAATTTAATCATAAATATATAAAATATATATATTATAATATAGAAAAATGAGAGTTAATATTTTAACTCTCATTTATTTTAATTTATTTATCATTTCTTTAACTTCTTCATTAGAAGGATTTATGATATTATATTGTTTTAATTCATCATCATTTCGTTTATCAAAATAATTATGTATATTAAAATTGTTATTCAATAATGAGTTTAAAAAAATTATACTGTCTTTTTTATCTATAAATATTGCTGATATATAATCTCCATGTTTTCTGTAATTTTTACTAGAATATTCATAATATCCATTATTATTTTTGAATACCTTTTTTGTAATAATTCTTCCATCAGATACTATATAACTAAATTCATTATCTGATGATAATTCTTTAAAAGATTCAAAAAGAAAATTATATAATTTAATATTTATTTCTTTATCAGTATTAATATATAAACCAACACATAAGAAATCTTCATCTTTTTTAAAATTATTAGATGTCATTTTAATATCTTTGTTAAGATGAAGTTTCTCAACTATATATGTACTTAAATTATTCATGATACCATTTAGGAGGATTATTTTGTAAAGGAGAATACATAAACATTTCTATCATATCATTAACATTACTAACATCCCAATCTGATATATCTCCATTAAAATCTGATCCATTAAACATATATTCCATATTTTCAACTTTACTTACATCCCATTTAGAAATATCTCCATTAAATTTAGAATTAAAAAACATACTAGACATATCTTCAACATTACTTACATCCCAAGATGATATATCACCATTAAAATCAGAATCAGAAAACATTTTATCCATATATTTAACATTACTTACATTCCATTTAGATATATCACCATTAAAATTAGATTTATAAAATAACCTATACATTTCAGTAACTTTACTAACATCTATATCATTTAAATCAGCATCATTACCTCTTTCTTTAATAAGTTTTTCAATTAATATTTTTAATTCTTGCTTATCTTTTGGTTGATAATGATATACTTGTTTAATATCCTTATTTAAATGTAATTTTTCTATTATATATGTATTAAGTTCTTTCATAATATCTAATTATATATATAAAAATAAAAGAATCGATTAATCGATTCTTTTATTTGTTTCTTTTTTCATATATAAAATCATTATCTTCACAATCACCATCAAGAAAATCAGATACAAAATCATCAGTGTCTAAAAATCTGTCACTAATCTCATATATATCATAATCTAACTTTTTAGGTAAATTTAATATATCATTTCTTTTAATCAAAAGACCTTCATATATTCCACAAAATGGACTACCATCAGAAGTATACCATGACTCTATAAATGTCTTTGTAAAAAAATCAGCAGTATCTTCATTTAAAGGTACTAAAAACCTATAATTTATTATATCATTCATAATTAATTATACAAATTCTATTTTTGGAGTTAAACCAAATTCTTTTTGAAATACAGGAGTAAGTTTATCAAGAACTATTTTTGAATATTCTTTTAATCCTTCATTATTATAATCAGGTATAATATTATATAATTTAATTAATTTTTTATATTTTTCAGATAAATCAGAATATAATTCTGTTTTATATAATGGATCTTCTAATAAAATAGGAATTGTAAATACTCTGAATTTTCCTTTATCTTTTCCTTTATCTTTTATTTTTTTAATATCATTTACTACAATATATATTTTATCATTATCTTCTATTATAGTACCAATATTAACTTTAGAATTTAACATTGAAGTATTTACTGAAATAGAATTCCATTTTCTACTTATAGTTTTTATATCAATATTACTATGATTTGTTTTTATATCAATATGATTCCAATTATCTTTTACAGATTTATTTTCTTCATTTGTTTTAATAACTTTTACACCACTTCTTCTTTCATAATATAATTTAAATATATACTCTTCAATAAATGCTGAAAGAAATAAATCTTTTGGAGATCCTGTAGAAATATCATCAGCAAAATAACAAGTATAATCTTTATACTCGGTATTCTCTTTTATATATGTATCTATCTGTTTCATAATATTAATATAGAAAAAGCTGAACTTATTGTTCAGCTTTATAAAATTCTTATATAATTTTCTTACAAAATTGTTTAACTTTTTTTGTTCCGATAGTCATTCCTTGATATTTTATATTACCAAATTTATCAATACCATTTTTATGTTTAGTCCAGTCAGAATATGACATATACCCATAATATCCATAATCAAGAACTATTTTATTATTTCTATAATGAACTCTAAGAAATAAAAAATATTTACTATGTGATTGAATAGTTCCATTTGTCCAAATAGTTGCATCTTTTTTACCCCAACCTTGACAAATTTTTAATTCAATACCACATTTTAATAAATTTGAATAAATATCACCTAAATGACAATCATCTGTTGGATGAATTAAATCTAATTTTGGATATTCTTTTTTTAATTCTCTTAATAACTTTTTTTCAATTTTAGTAGGCATTAATGAGCCACATTTATCTCCTGTTGTACAAATATATTCAAAATCATCACTCCAATCTTCATTATTATTTACATCAGAAATAATTTTATTTAATGATTTAGGAATATTTATTTTATCTGCTAAATTAAGTTCCATTTTAATTACTTATACATTTTTTTACAATTATTATAAACTTCATTATAATAACAATCTTCTCCTTTATATAATCTATCCATGAAACTATTAATATCATCATAAGAAAGATATTCAATAACTTGTGTTAATGACAATTTATATTTTTCAATATATTTTTCTGGATTTTTAATAACTTCTGAAAAATCTATTTCATTATTTTTTACTTTCCTTGCAAAAGCATCATTATATGTTATTTTCCAAAGAACAAATGTATAATCTTTATATTTTAATGAACTATTATATAACCATGTTCCTCTACTGGCATTATTCATTGCAGTTTCAACACACCTAGATATTTCATTCCATTGATATGCTTCATAATATGCAAGACTATCAGTTTCTGCACTTATATCTTTTAATTTATAATTACAGTCAACACAAATATATTTTGTATTAACATGATTACATGAAATAAAAGAAATAGAAAATAAACAAAGAATAAAAGCAATAAAAATCTTTTTCATATTAATTAGTTTTAAATAAATACATTAATAATATAGTATAAAAAAAGAAGAATTCAATAATTCTTCTTTTTATGAGATTAATTTTATAATTGTTGTAGCAATAATACCAGAACAAATAATATTTATAATATTATCTATAAGTTTAGTTATTCATTATTAGATGATGGAATAATATAATATTTACCATTTTCAAATTGATAATCATCTAAATAAATTTCATTACCATTATTATCAATACTTTGATAAGTTAAATTATTTGTATCAATAATATGTAAAAAACGATAATAACAATTATTTAATAATGATGCACCAATATTAGATTGACTACTAATTAAATAATTATTTTGATCAGATATTAAAAGAAAACAATTATAATTTAAATTTAAAGTTAATTTAGTATTTTTATTTATTGTAATATTTTCTTCATTTATTGTAAATAAACATTTATTCATATTATAAATATTATTAAAACCACTTAATGTAGTATTAGCATTACCAGAAACTTTATATGTACCTGGTTTTATTAAAAAAATATTATTAGTATCAAAATTATCTATAAATTTATACTTTTCTCCAGTTGTTATTTCTGTTAAAACTATATTAAATTGTTTATATATTAAATTTCCTGATAAAATTTCATTTTTAAAATTACTATAATATTGATTATCTATCATTTCATAATCTTCATTTGTAAGTTGTGATAATAATTCATCAGGCATACCTAAAACAATAGGATTTCCAGGTTGCATATCATTAATAATATAATCAAAATAAATTGGAATAATATCTAAATCTTCATTATTTATATTATATGATACTTCATATGTAATAGTATTAATATTATTTATTTTATTAAGAACATATGCTTCAGTAGCATAACCACTTAATGATTGATGCTCTGTTAAATAAGAACTAAAATCTATATTATTTATTTTATTAAGATCATATGCTTCAGTAGCA